CATGACCTACGTTTACCAAGAGTACCCGAAGTCCGTCAAAGACAAAGACGGCAACGATGTCACCGTGCATGACGTTGCCGAAGAAGCCAAGCTGACCGGCAAGGCGCAAGCCTCCGTCCAAAAGCAGACCGACGAAAAGATCAGTGAAGGCGAAGATGCTGCACAAGATCTGGCAGAACGCGAACTCCAGCGGCTGCGCGACAAAGGCACCGACGTTTCGGAGGACGAACTCGCCTCGATGACGGACCTTGCTGTCAAGATCGCGGCAGTCAAGAAGCTGGGTCGCCCGAGCAAAGCAGACATCGCCGCGCGCGACGGGAAGTAAAGCATGGCCTTCCGTCACACCTACGTATTTGCGGACGGCGTACCCCAATCGCCGTATGGAACGCCTGTCGTTCCTTATCCGCTCATTACGGCTAACGGCTTCTACCCCTCCGACATGGGATTTCTGTTCCAGGGCGGGTCTGGGCAGTTCGCAGTAGGTGGGACGGTTGGCGGCGGCACTTATCAGATTCAACAACGGCTGCCGGATGGCGCGACTTGGGTGAATATCCCGGGTGCCGTGCTGTCTGCTGCCGGCATAGTCTCGTTCGCGGCTGCTGAGTCGTCTCGTATTCGCCTGTCCGTGACTGGTGCCACAGCACCGAGCGCGACCGCTTATATTCTTGACCTGCCGCAAGGTGCGTCGTTTGCGATGGTCAACACGTCTGCTCCAGCGGATGCCACCGCAGCATTCGTGAAGCAAGCACCTCTTGCAAAGACCGACCGTTCGATCATTGCTAGCATGACCAACCAAGTGGCAGTCCCGACTAACACCACGCGCACACGTCTGCTGGTTGAGAATCAAGATGCAACGAATGCCGTATTCATCAATCTGGGCGCGGCAGCAAGCGCTACTACCGTTGCCAATAACGGCAGCAAGCGCATTGGCCCACAGGGTGTCTTTGAGCTGACTGGCACCAGTCAAGCGGTCAATATCATAGCTTCAGCCGGCACGCCCGCAGTAACTATCTGGGAGTTCTGAGATGCCCTACTTTGAGCCGCAGAACGTCAAGAAGATGCCCGGCAAGTACACGATTGACCAGCTATTTTCCGTCGCCCCTGCTGGTCCTGATACGCTTGGGTATTACGCCACAGTAACCGACCTCTTCGGCGTCAAAGAAGATCTCGTGCTTTGCTCAAAGTTCGTGAACGGCGGCAACACTAGTTATTTCTGGCAGCCGGTGCGTCCCGAGTTCGCGGCCAGCATGAGCGCCGACCAGAACAGTTCCCTCATTCCGCTCAAGACGCCTTCCATTCTTTTTCTGACTGGCGCCATTCTTGCGGGCGTTGGCCGCACTTTCAATTTAGACTCGGTTTATGCCTTTCCGGGGGCATCGTTTGAGATTGCTTTTGACGGCACGCTGGGTCTAGGTTCTATCTTGAATGTGGGCGGCCTAGTGGGTGGCTCAACGGTCAGCATGGTCCTAAATGGTCGCAAACGCTTCTTCTACGACGGCACGGTAGGCGGCTGGAAAACCTTCCAATAAGGACACGATATGACTATCAAAGCAGGCGATACGCTTTTTAACGGACAAATCATCGTAGTGACGGTGAACGAGGCAAATTTGGTGACGCGCATCCAAGTGCCACTGCTCGGCGATGGCCTGATGCCTTTAACCATTGATTTTGCACCGGGTCAGACTCCGGCATTCATCGAATCGCTGATCGGCCCGCTGCTGCCCTAATGACCACCGCCCGCGACATCGTCACACGTTCCTTGCGCCTAATCGGCGTATTGGGTGCAAACGAGCCCGGCGACTCTGCGGATCTTGCGGATTCGTTGTCGGCTCTCAATGCGTATTTGGAGGCGTGGCCACTGAGTACGCTCACAATTCTAACCGGGCAGACAACCGCCTTCCCGTTGTCAAGCGCATACACGTATGAGATCGGGCCTGGCAAAGCATTTGACACGCAGCGCATTGCCTCAATTGCCGAGGGCAGCTTCATTCGATTCCAGGGCATTGACACACCGCTAGTCCAGTTGGATGCCGCTGAGTACGCCGGCATAACCACCAAGTTCGTGCCTGGCCGGCCTTTGTATTTCTATTACGAACCTTCCGCTGCTGGTGGCGTCCTGACGTTCTATCCGGGCCCATCAACCGGCATGGAATTGCATCTGTCGGCCAACCTGCCGTTTGAGCAGTTTGCGGACCTAGACACAGACTACGCCCTGCCGCCAGGCTATCTGCGCGCTCTGCAATACAACCTTGCCGTTGAGATGGCGCCCGAATACGGCAAAGAACCATCGCAAGTCGTGATGCGCAACGCCATGACCAGCATTCGGCAAATCAAGAAGTCCAACTCACGCGTGCCGATTCTTGGGATGCCTGCTGGCCTTCCGGGTGTGTGGGGCGGGCGTGGTGCTTATGGGGGTGTGCTTGGTGCCGCAGATTTCGTCTATGACATTGCCGACCAAGATGGCGGCTTCATCCAAGACCAGAACGGATAAGCATGCGACTTATTGACTACCCTACGCGCGATACCTTGGATGGAAGTGAATTTCTATATGCGGCAAAACCGGGTGTAGGCAACAGCTACAAGGTCACACCGACCGCTCTGACGGAATTCATTTTCAAACAAGCGGGACAACTAAACAACGTTCAGGCACAGGATGCGCGCAACGCCTCGCTAATCACGCAATCCGGCGAGCAGGCAGCAGTCCCTTACACAGCCGGCCTGTCGATGACCAGTACCCTGCAAAGGGTTTCGTATCTCAACGACGTTTATGCGCCGCTTGGTTCGGCTGTCACATTCAATACGAGCGGCACATTTGAGGCCGCGAAGTTCCGTCGTGTTGCCGGAGTTTCGGGTGCGGCATTAGGATTGGCAACTGGCGCTAATATAGTGGGCTCACCCGCACCCGTCGCGGTTCCGTTTCTGCAAACACTAGGCGACATCGTGAACGGTTCGCCAGTGTCGATTCTGAGATTCTTGAACCCGGCTACACATAGCGCAATTCGTGCCTTCACTAGCACTCAGGATACATCCGCAGGCATACAAGAAGCCGCAAACTCGGGCGCCAAAAGGCTCGTCGCCGATTACGGCCTATTCAATCTAGAGGCCACGGTGACGCCGCCTGGCGCAATCGATCTTTCAGGCGCCGGCCGCGGGACGATTTTTCATCAGCGCAGTGTTACCGGCAAAGCGTCATTTGCTTTCAATTCAGCAGACGCCGCCACGATGGTCGATGGGTTCAGCTTCAAGGATTTCTTAATCCGCTGCACCGACGGGACCTTTGCCGAACAGCAGCACTTCTTCGAACTTAGCGGCGTTTTGAATCCCCTGTTTCTGCGGCTGTTCTGTTCGGGGTTCCGCGGTGATGCGATTTATATGGGCTCGGGTCTTACAGGCCAAGAGCGCCACAATAAAAACATCCAAGTAATCGGCTGCGTATTTGATGGAGTGAATAATCAAAACCGCAACGCTTTCACAGCGATTGATGGAGATGGAGTAACTCTCGCCTACAACTGGTTCATGCGGTGCACAAAATCCAATATGCCCGGCCCGATTGACTTCGAGCCTGATGCAGCGAGTTATCACGTTATACGCAACTTGTCTATAATGCATAATCATTTCCGGGCATGCGGTGGAAATGTGGGCGAGGTTTCTATCTATCTGCCGGCTATTGTGGCCGCGCCAACTGCCAACATCACCGTGTCAGACAACGATTCGGATGGGTATGTCGGTACGGGCGGCTTTTTCTCGCATCAAACCAATCGCAAACCAACCGCCACAAGCCCCAACACAAATATAAAACTTGTTCGAAACGTGGCGAAGAATGGCTTTCGGCCGTATATCCTGGCCGATGGCAAGCGTGTCCTGTTCGACACTAACACTTGGGAGGATATGCCGCGCGAAGCGTTTTTAAGCTACTCAGACGCCAGCAATGGAGTTAAAGATGCTTTGATACAGCGCGACACCTTCACAAGAGTGGGTAGCGTCGGTGGCGCTGGCATCGCGGTATTCACAGTCGATCGCTTCAAAATGCGCGACGTGACATTTGACGATTGCGGCAGTGGAGTTGCTGGTGCAGCCAACGCAATGGACTTCAACACCGGAACGTCTACCTACGTAGACATAAAGGGGATGACGGTCACCTCGCCAACAGGCAAAACCCAGATTGCAATTCAGAAAGAAGCGGCGCACACATTCACGCCGGCAACGAATTCGTTCTTTGCAGGTGATCTAGAGAGCTTGCCCAACAACTTCCAGGCCGAGCAGTCTGATACGCTTGAAACCGCTTTCACTATGCCAGTTGCAGGCCAGGGCACGGCAGGCACATGGAGCCCTACGCTTTCATTCTGCCGCTACCGCCGCGTTGGAAAAGATGTATTCGGTCGCGCAAAACTCGCAGGTACGCTTTCCGGCTCGGGCGGCGCAATTATGTTTGGCCTCCCACTTCCGGCGCAGCAAGACGGATCGAACCAAGAAACGGAAGTGACTCTCACAATCGACACTTCCCCAACTACTGGTTATTCCACGGGGGGTCAAGTAGGTTTGATAACCCCTGCCTTGTCGTTGGGTGGCAAGGCAGGGGTTATTCGCGCCTATGCTAATGCGACAGGTGTGCTTACGTTGCTCGCTGCCCCTGCGGGCGCATTTACTGCGTACATCACGTTTCGGTATAAAACGCCCTAGACCGATAAACCATGAAATTCCCCGGCTTCCTCGGCCCCAGCGTGCCTGCCCGCTCGCCCGCGATAAACTCACAGCGCACGGTGAACTTGTATCTGGAAGTCGATCAGCAGAACGGCAAAGCACCGCTGTCCATGTATGGCATGCCTGGCCTGACTGCCCTTGCAAGCCTCCCGACACAGCCCGTCCGCGCCCTCTATGTCGCCCAAGGCCGCAACTTCGCCGTGGCTGGCAATACCCTGTTCGAGCTATCCGCAGACTGGACCCCGACAGCCCGGGGAACCATAGGCACCTCCACAGGCCCGGTGCAAATCGTGGACAACGGAATCCAACTCGGCATCTTCGACTATCAATTCGGCTGGGTTTATGATCTTGGCACCGCGGTATTCAGCCAGATCACCGCAGAGGGCTTCCCAAACGGCACGGGTGCAGCTGGCTACATCGATGGCTTCATCGTCGCCGTATTTCCAGGCAGCGAGAAATTTGGCGTATCCACGATCAAGGACATCCGCGGCTGGGATGCATTAGACTTCGCCAGCGCAGAGGGGTTGCCCGATAACCTCGTAGGTTGCATCGTCGTGCAGCGGATTGTCTATTTGCTCGGCACGGATAGCATGGAATCGTGGAGCAACACCGGGGGCGCCGACTTCCCTCTGAGCCGCATTGAAGGCTCATTCGTTGAAACCGGTTGTGCGGCCCCTGCAACCATCGTCAAGATAGACAACGGGTTCTGCTTCCTCGGCAACGACAAGCGCGGCACCGTGGCTGTCTACAAGGTATCCGGCCCCAGCAGCCTTGCGCCGATCAGCAATGCAGCAATTGCCACTGAGTTCTCCAACTACACCCTACGCGACGCGCAGGCTTTTGGATTCAACTTCGCCGGCCACACGTTCTACGTCATCACCTTCCCGACCGACAAGCGGACTTGGGTCTATGACTTCAACTCGCAGGCTTGGACGGAGTGGTTGTACTTTAAGGACGGCGCTTTCCAACGCCACCGAGCCAACTGCTTTGCGGTGATGAACGGTAAGCTGGTCGTGGGCGATTGGGAGAGCGGCAAGCTGTACGAGTTGGATGAATACGCCTACACCGACGACGGTCAAGCGATCCGTGCATTACGGGCCACCACGATAACCAGCCTAGATGAACGCTACTTCACGACTTCCTGTCTGCAGGTGGTTATGGAGCAGGGCGTAGGCACGCAAACGGGTCAGGGCGCAGATCCCAAGATCATGCTGCGCGTTTCTGACGATGGAGGCGTGACCTGGAAAAATGAGCGCACCGCGCCTATCGGCAAGGTGGGAAAATACGCGAACCGTTCGCTATTCTGGCGGCTGGGTATTGCGAGGAACCGCATGTACGAAGTGTCCATTACCGACCCAGTGAAACGGGTGTTTGTCGGAGCGCAGTTGTCATGAGTACAACGGTTGGCGTGCCGATGATGAATGTCGCCTTCGTGGACGACAAGAAATGCCTCACACAATACGGGTACGCCATCCTCGCCGGTTTGCGCACGCGTAGCGGCGGCACGGATGGCATTGACATTACCGATCTGCAAAACCAGCTTGACGGCGAATTTCAAGACATCCGCGAGGCGCCGTTAGTCCCTGCGTTGGGCGCGGGAACACTAGCGCAGTCATCCGCAGACGACCAGCCACTGCCCGTGACCTTCATCGGGTCTGAGCCGGACCAACCTAGCCTCGGCCCTCTGTTCGCATATATCGCCCGGTTGGAAGGCCGCATCGCTCATCTAGAGGAATCCAAATAATGGCAGCCAAAGCACAACCACTCATTGCGACGCGAGATGTACCCATCGCTCCGACCACGGTATTGACCGCAAACGCTCGCACTACGATTGACGCGGCAGTGGTCAACAATACTACCGCTGCGCCACTCACATTCACGGCCAACATTGTGAAGGCCGGCGATGCAGTTGCTACTACCAATCAGGTGGCGAGCGTACTGAGCATTGGCGCAAACGCATCGATTGCACCCATCGGCTTGCTTGGCCAGACGCTGGGTATTGGCGATTACGTCAGCGTTGTCGGTTCCGCTGCGGGCCTGAACATTCGCGCATCCGGCCGGGTGCTTACTGACGCATGACGCGCGAAGAAGCTATCGCTGTTGCCGGCGAGTTCTCCGATGAATGGGAATTCCTGCCGATCCGCGATGTTGGCTTCTTCGTCGTCAGAGAGAATGAAATCCACTGCTGGCGCAAGAGCGACGCTAAAGGGCACTGGATCAACCGCAGCGATATTGAGGGCGTTACGGCCCCATTGCTGGCAAAATACGGGCATGTTGTTACCACTGTCCGCAAAGAAAACACTCACGGCCATCGCTTTGTGCAGCGTCTTGGTTTCCACCCAATTGGTGGAACAGGAGACTGCATCCAATACCGTGCCGAAAGGATGAACCATGCGCGACTTTGACCCAACTGCCAGCGAATTCATTTCGTCGGGCTATATCCAACGCAGCCAGCCGGGCGGACCGCTTTACGACTTCGGCTCGATCATCGGCGCAGTAGCCGGCCCGGTACTCGGCGGCATTATCGGTTCTGATTCTGCTGGCGATGCTCAAGATGCAGCTTCTGCTTCCGCTTCACAGACGGACGCCACCAACCGCTATATCTACGAAGATCAGAAAGCACTCAACCAGCCGCTGTATCAAAACGGGCTGTGGGCTAACAACCGGCTTGCTGCTCTGCTGAATCCTAATGGCGGCTTGAACACGCAGTTTCAGTTCAACGCACAAGACCTGCAGAACGATCCTAGCTACGCATTCCGCATGCAGCAGGGCGTCCGGGCCTTGGATAACTCAGGTGCTGCCCGCGGCATGTCCAACAGTGGCGCCCAGTTAAAGGCCCTGACGCGTTACGGCCAAGACTACGCATCCACCGAATACGGCAACGCCTACAACCGGGCTCAGGGGACGTTCAATCAGAACCTGCAAAACACCCTGAATCCTCTCCAGTCGCTTGCGGGCCAGGCTCAAACCTCTGCATCTGTCTTGGGCAACGCAGGCACGAACTTTGCCAATCAATCAGCGGCCAACAGCAGCGGCCTCGCCAACTCGCTGGGTGCAGCATCAATTGCACAGGGCAACGCGCTTTCCAACGGATTGACCGGTGCGACCAACAACTACAACAGCCAGAACCTGTTGCAGCAGCTGTTGGGCAACAACGGCGGTGGCGCGAACTGGACTTCGGCCTTAGGCCAAGCCAACAACTCGTATGACCCCATTGGCTCGCTGAACTCTCAACGTGGGTGGACCTGATATGCCTTTGGATCCTTCAATTTATGGTCAGATCCAGCAGCCGCAGCAGGTCAACCCGCTCGCGCAACTGGCTCAAGTCTCGCAAATCCAAGGCGCCCAGCAACAGAACCGCTTGGCTGCCTTGCAGATGCAGGAATACGAACGCGCGCGTGCAGAAGCCGATTCGCAGCGCAATGTGGTGCGCGGCTTTGGTGCCGACCAAATGGCCAACTACAACGCTCTGCTCGGCTCGGGCAACTTGAAGGCGGCACAGGAATATCAGCAGCAGAACATCCTTCAACGCAAGACCAGTGCCGAGGCAGAGGCCGCGCAGTTCAAGTTGGCGCATGAAAAAACCTCGGCATTCCTGAACGTTCTGGGCGGAGCAAAAGATCAGGCTTCATACGATCTTGCCAAGCAACAGGCTCAAGCAATGGGCGTGGATGTGTCGGGCGCCCCCGCAGCGTTTGACCCGACCTATGTCAGCGCCTTGGGTCAACAGGCTCTGACTGCGCAACAACGCTTGGATGCAGCCCTGAAAGAACGCGGCTTTGATGTGACCATGCGCGGTCAGGACATCGGGCGCCAAAACAACATTGACACCAACGCCACCTCCCGCGCCAATAACTCGGCCAGCGTCGGCGCAACGATCCGCGGTCAAAACATGACCGATTCCCGTGCGCGGGAGACTAATGCGATTGGCCGAGTTCCAACGGGGTACCGACAGCTCCCGGATGGCTCGCTTGCATTCATCCCAGGTGGCCCAGCAGATCCGCAGAACAAGGCGGGCGGCGGAAAGCCCTTGACCGAAGGCCAGAGCAAGTCGCTGGTGTTCGCGTCGCGCATGCAGGAAGCCAACGACACGCTAGACAAGCTTTCGGGCGGCGGCACGGTGAACAGCATTCCCGGCTCTACGCTGCCTGTCGTTGGTGCGGCCATCAATGCTGTTGGCGGCCAAGGCAATCAGCAGTTGGTGCAGGCAAAGCGTGATTTCATCAACGCCGTCCTTCGCCGCGAATCAGGTGCAGC